GATGACATTGCAGGAACAACAAAAGCAAGTGGCGGTGTTGCAGGCGGTGGAAGTGAAACATTTATAGCGCAGCCGATTGCCCTCGCAGAAAACACCATAGGACGCAAGCCTGAGAACGGCGGCAATGGTGATGGGTTTACTGAGAATGGCCCAATGTACACGCTTAACGCTACGGGTGTGCATGGGGTAGCGCAAGCAATCCCCATTGATACCATGAACCACATTGGCCGAGGCGATAAGCACAGCATGGGTGACTTTGTACCTGGCGCACCTAGTTACACGCTGACCAAGGGGCATAGCCATGCGGTGGCGCAGCCGGTGTATTCATTTATTCAAGCCTCAGCGCAAAAAAAGTCCACAAATTCTGTTTTAGAAGAATTGTCGAACACTTTGACAGCAAGGGCAGAAAACAACAATTTTGCAGGCGGCGTATCAATGGCCGTCAGAAGACTCACCCCTATTGAGTGCGAGCGTTTGCAGGGCTTTCCCGACAACTACACCGACATCAAGCTCAAGGGTAAGCCAACACCAGACGGGCCGAGATACAAGGCTCTGGGCAACAGCATGGCCGTGCCTGTGATGGCATGGATTGGCAAAAGAATCCAAGAGGTAGAAGCAATCAATGCTCCGTGACTACCAACAACGCACCATAGACCAACTCTACGCATGGTTTGAGGAAGGTGGCAAGGGCAACCCTTGTCTGGTGCTGCCCACCGGCTCAGGCAAGAGTCACATTGTGGCGGCGCTGTGCAAGGACGCCTTGCAAAACTGGCCTAAGACTCGCGTGCTGATGCTCACCCATGTGAAGGAGTTGATTGAGCAGAACGCCGAGAAGATGCGCCAGCACTGGCCTGGTGCTCCGATGGGCATCTACAGCGCAAGCATTGGCCGCAAGGACTTGGGCGAGCCGATCACCTTTGCTGGCATTCAGTCGGTGCGTACCAAGGCCAAGCAGTTAGGCCACACCGATCTGGTGATCATTGACGAATGCCACTTAGTCAACCACAAGGACGAGGGCGGCTACCGCACGTTGCTGGAGCAACTCAAGGCTATCAACCCTGCGCTGCGGGTGGTGGGCTTGACGGCCACGCCTTATCGGTTGGGGCATGGCCTGATCACTGACAAGCCAGCTCTGTTTGATGCGCTTATTAATCCGATCAGCATCGAGGAGTTGATTTACAAAGGCTATCTGTCAACGCTGCACTCTAAGGTCACCAAGGCCAAGCTGGATGTGACTGGTGTGCATAAGCGTGGCGGCGAGTTCATTGAATCTGAGTTGCAAGCGGCAGTCGATACCGATGACAAGAATCAGGCAGTGGTGCAAGAGATCATTGCGCTAGCCGGTGACCGCAAGGCGTGGCTGGTCTTTTGCGCTGGCGTAAGGCACGCCCAGCACATTGCTGACGCGCTCAATCAGCAGGGCATTGTTGCGGAGTGCGTGACGGGTGAGACATCAAAGAAGGAGCGTGAGCGCATGATCGGCGACTTTAAGGCTGGCCGCTTGCGTGCGCTCACCAATGCCAATGTGCTGACCACTGGATTTGATTACCCCGACATTGACCTAATCGCTATGCTGCGCCCAACCATGAGCGCCAGCCTGTATGTGCAGATGGCTGGCCGAGGCATGAGGATCAAGAGCCACACCGATCATTGTTTGGTGCTTGACTTTGCTGGCGTGGTGGCTAGCCACGGGCCGATCACTGCTGTCCAGCCCCCAAAGAAGGGCGGTGATGGCAATGGCGAAGCACCAGTCAAGGTTTGCGAAAACTGCGATGAGTTGTGCGCCATCTCGGTGATGGTCTGCCCAGCTTGCGGTCACCCGTTTCCTGTCAAAGAGATCAAGAAGCTGCAACTTCACGACGACGACATCATGGGGCTGGATGGCACTGACTTGGATGTGACCAGTTGGACATGGCGCAAGCACATCAGCAAGGCATCAGGCAAGGAAATGCTGGCGGTGACTTACTACGGGGGCTTGAGTGACCCAGCCATCACAGAGTACCTAGCCGTTACGCATGACGGGTACGCCGGTCAGATGGCAATGCAAAAGCTGGTGGATATGGTACAGCGTGCTCAGATCGAGCCAGGTGGCCTCAATGTCAAGTCGTTGGAGGAGATGGTCACCAACATGAACAAAGCGCAGCCACCAATTCATATTGAGTTCAAACGCGATGGCAAATTTTTTAGAGTAATGAGAAGGAAATGGGCATGAGACATCCTGAACCGGACTTAGTGACTGACTACAAGCGCTGGCTAGCTGCTGGCCCACCGAGGTGCTGCCACACCTGTGAGCATTACGGCGTGGATGGGCTGTGCGTAGAGTTCTTTATGCAGCCGCCAGCGGAGTTTGCTAGCACCGTGGGCGAGTGCGATAAGTGGGAACGGGAGATGCCGTTTTGACCGAGCGCATACCCACCGAGCATGAGGAGCAGCGTGAGTTCGTGCGCTGGTTTCGCCAAGGCTACAGGGGCGTGCGTATCTTCGCCATCCCCAACGGGGGGCAGCGGAGCATAGCAACAGCGGGGCGCTTGAAGGTTGAGGGCGTATTGCCCGGCGTGCCTGACCTGTTCATTCCAGACTGGCGCTTGTGGGTGGAGATGAAACGAGTCAAGGGCGGCAGTCTCAGCGCCGAGCAGAAGGACTGGATAGCCTATCTGGAGGGCTGTGGCTACACCTGTTTCGTGGCTAAAGGGGCTGATCAGGCTAAAGAGATGGTGTTAGGGTTTGTACCTAGTTTATGAGTTACCGGAAACTGTGATAAGATAGCGCTGTCAACAACAGGAGAACACCATGAACAACGCAACCCGCAAGACCCTCGCTGACTTTAACGAGACACTTGAATCCCTCAAGGGCCAGCTTGACGACATCCGCATTCAGTACGAGTCCGTCAAGGACGAGATTCAGTCGTTGGCTGATGAGGAGCGCGAGAAGTTTGACAACCTCCCAGAAGGCTTGCAAGCCGCTGACAGGGGTCAGGCTATGGAAGAAGCCGCTAGCGCCTTGGAAAGCGCTGTAAGTGAGCTTGAGAGCGCCGTGGACAGCATTGATAGCGCCATTGGCGAAATTGATACAGCGGCGCAATGACCCCCACCCAACGAGTCCAGCTATTACGCCAGCGCCGAAAAGCGCTTGGCCTAACCAGAGTTGAGTTCTATCTCAGCCTAGAACACGCCGCCAAAGTGCGTGGATATGTCAGCAAATTAACCAAGGAGAAAACGAGATGAAAAGCTACCTCACTCAACAAAACCTAGACCAAGCTCGCAGCTTGTTGATAAGCCTTTGTGGCGCTGTCCTTTTAGTAGGCACAGGGGTGATCTTCCTGTTGGCTACCTTTGATGTGCTGGTGAAATGATGTTCAAGTACATGTGGACTGAGTTTCGGTCAACCCTCAAGATGCTGCCGCCAGCACAAACTGCCGTGCATGAGTTGCTGCATGCGGAGCATGACCTGCTGAGGGCAGAGGCTGGGGTTGAGTACGCCCAAGCTATGGTCACTTGCCAGAAGCAGCGAATTAAGCGCTTGAAGGCGTATCTTGGCAAGACTGAGGAGGTGGCAACATGATCAGGATGTGCGACACGGGCTACCGCGAATGCCCACGCCAGCCGACTTGCGGCATGGACTGCCACTTCACCACGGCAGAGTTGGAAACCCGCAAGGTCAAGGCGTATCCGGCAGTGCCTGACGACATTGCGCCCGTGCCGCAGGCGTGGCAGATGATCGGCAGTGTTTTAGTTGGCTTTGTGTTGGTGGCGCTGGTGGTGATAGCAGCCCTGTTTTTCTTCACGGGGTTTTACATTTGGAGTCTGCTGATATGACCAAGGACGCAGCCCTGAAGCTGGCGCTTGAGGCGCTGGAGAACATAACAACCGCTTTGCGTGAAGATGATGTAATTGGTGGCGACATTGACATGATGCTGGACGCCATCACAGCCATCCGTGAAGCCTTGGCACAGCCAGTGCAGGAACCGGTAGGTAGCGTGGTGCGTTGGCTTGATGGCTCGTTGGTACATGGGTGGTTTTCTGATCCCCCACCTGAAGGAACCCTTCTCTATATCACCCCACCCGCAGCACAGCCAGAGGAGCGCTACTTCTGCCAACGCTGCGGCAAGCCTGTTAACTTGACCACAATTCACACATGCACACCGCCACAGGAGAACACATGAGCAACACAATAGAAGAACGCGATGCAATGATTGACATGGCGATGGGGGCTGGCTATCACATCACCTATATCGTACACATCATTGACTTTATGATGGATTTTGACAAGGCAACCAAAGGAATGCCACGGGACAAGAAGCTAAAGCTATTGGAAGAAGATCGGTGGCTAGGCAACGAGGATTTCAAACGCTATGACGCGCATCTTTCCTGGCTAGAAATCCTTGACATGGATAAAGATGAGTGGAACAAAATTGTCGCCCAAGGTCGGAAAATGTTAGCGGAGATGCAATGACAGAACAAGAATGGAAAGCCATGTTAGTTGAAGACAAGATAGCTATAACCAACATTGTTATTGGGGTAGTCAGGAAATCTGGAAACATGTGCAGTAGGCCGCTGCGCTATCCTATTTGGCTCACGCCAGAGGCTGATTTATATGTCAAGGAAAAGCAGAAATGAAAGTTACTTTTGATAAGCTACCCAGCAAATGGATAGGCGTAAATGGGCCGTACTATTGGGCTAGGGCTGTGTCTGGTAAACAGGAATATGCTTATTGGCTTATGTCTGCGGAAAACCTACCTAAGTTCATTAGCCAAGCAGAACACGCCTTAAAAGAGCAATGCACTGAAGTGGTCTTTCACAATGGTTCATGGACTAAGACAAGAGAGGAAATAATGCAATGAGAGTACTCAGAAGAAACGGCGATGACTTAAAGTGGAGCGCCAAGCTGATGTCCGAGTGGGGTAGAGATGACCATCA